TCATCTACACTCACAGAATCTGGCAAAAAGCTAGGTCTTGCAGGTGGAGCTCTTGGTGAAGCACCAACAGAGCGTCAGCTTATTGCAGTTGGTCAAGCACCAACTTCAGCAGCAGAATCTGCAACTGAGCGTGTATACTATGCACGTCGTGTTCTTTCTGTACAACAGTCACAGTTCTCTTTGGCTCGTAACGCAGCATCAACATTCCCAGTAACATTCCGTTTGCTACCATCTGGTGACTCAGCTCACACAGGTCAGGAATATGGTTTCATTGTAGACCGTGTTCTATCAGCATAATTAATTTAATTAATTAATAAAACCCCCCTAAGAAATTAGGGGGGTTTTATCATTGTATTGGTATTTCTGATATGATACAATAATTAAGACTAGATCCTAGGAGGATTAAATTGGCAACTACAGTATATGATGTTGAAGAAATTCAGCTACAGAATGGCGCTACAGTTAAGCTTAAGCCTTTAACAATTAAAGAGCTACGTGAGTTTATGAAGGTCATTAATAAGACACAAGAAGTAACAACAGAAGACGAAACATTAACAATCCTTATTGAGGCTTGTGGAGTGGCTTTACAGAAGCAGCTTCCAGACTTAGTAGCGGACAAAGACGCATTTGAAGACACACTTGACGTTCCAACTATCAATCGCATTCTTGAAGTTTGCGGAGGAATTAAGATGGACGACCCAAACCTACTAGCGGCAGCAGTACTGGCTGGTCAGAACTAGATCTAGCCGCTTTAGAAGGGGAAGTTTTTCTTCTTGGTAATTGGATAAATTACGAACAGCTAGAAGAAAGTCTTTCAATGCCAGAATTAGTCCAGACTTTTAAATCAATGCAAAAAACTGAATCGGAAAAAAGAAAATTCTTAGCTTCAATTCAGGGAGTAGATTTAAATGAAAGCAGTAATGAAAATAAAGGGGGGTCATCCTTCGAAGATGTTAAAAGAAGAGCACTTGGAGTTACGGCATCAGCAGACGATGTTGTATCATTACAAGGGTCATTTGCCAGCGAAGCTGGTTTTGGCATCGGAGCGGGATTAGGATACTCTATAGAGTAACATAGTAATATGGCAGATAATAATTTAACCACGTTTATTACCGCCAACGCAGACTTTACGAGTTTAAGAACTCAGCTAGCTGCGGTTACTGCCCAACTCGTAAAATTACAAGAAACAACTGCTGGCACAAACGCTAAACTTGCAAATCAAATTGCAGTGATGAACAAGTCGTTTGCCACGACACTTACTTCAACAGGGCAATTTTCACAACACTTTGTATCTCTAACTTCAGACGTAGACAAGTTTGGAAGAAATTTAGATAGAGGCCGACTCAAGCTCAACGAATATTATAATGCTTGGAGCGGCCATACAAAGAAAACAAGCAATTTAGTTAGAGAACTTGCTAAGCAGCAAGTAATGCTTCAGCAGGCCATAGTTCAGCCTGTAGGTAAAAACGCACAAGGTTTAATGCAATACAATGTTATGGTTGCAAAGGGTCTTGATGAAGTAAAGAATAAGATGGCCATTGCTACACAGCAAGCAGCAATTATGAACAAGGTCATGCTTGACGGATCAACAGGGCTTATTAACTGGGGTAAAAATACTCAATGGGCTGGACGTCAATTAACAGTAGGACTTACTGTTCCACTAATTGCATTCGGCGCAGCAGCACAAAAAGCATTTAGAGAAGCAGACCAAGAGCTAGTAAGATTAACAAAAGTTTATGGCGGATTAGCTGCAACATCTTCAGCAGATTTAGCTCAAGTTAGAAAAGATGTTAGCGCAACCGCAAAAGAAATTGCAAGCTCTTATGGAGTTGCATACAAAGAAACAATCGCATTAGCGGCTGATCTTGCAGCAACAGGACAACAGGGCAACGACTTAATAGCTGCTACACAACAAACTACAAGACTAGCAGTTCTTGGTGAAGTTGATAGACAAGAAGCAATGAAAGCAACTCTTGCAATTCAAAACGCATTTAAACAAAATACAGACGAACTTACTGCATCAATTGACTTTCTTAACGCAGTTGAAAACCAGACATCAACAAGCCTTGCAGATTTAACTGAAGCTATTCCAAAAGCAGGACCAGTAGTTAAATCACTAGGTGGAGATGTAAAAGATTTAGCGCTTTATTTAACAGCAATGAAAGAAGGCGGAGTAAATGCATCTGAAGGTGCAAACGCAATTAAATCAGCAATGGCATCGCTTATTAACCCAACTAAGGTTGCGACAGAACAGTTTGCTGGATTTGGAATTGACCTTAAGGGAATAGTAAACGATAACGCTGGAAACCTTACAGAAACTATAATGGCGTTGCAATCAGCGCTAGACCAGCTTAATCCTTTAGATAAATCTAGAGCAATCGAACAGCTATTTGGAAAGTTCCAGTTTGCAAGAATGTCTGCACTATTTGAAAACCTCGGAAAATCAGGGTCACAGACATTGCAAGTTATGGACTTAATGAAAGCAAGTGCAGTTGACCTTGCAAGTATTTCTGAGCGAGAATTAAAAATGATCACAGAGTCAGCCTCTGGACAGTTTAAAAGAGCATGGGCTGCAGTACAAGCAGACCTTGCCACAGTAGGAGAGCAATTCTTAAAGATAAGCACAAAGGTTTTAAAAGTAGTAGATGGAATAATTAATTTCTTTAAAGCACTTCCAGGCCCAGTTAAAACATTTCTTAATGCATTAGGTGGAATAACAGCAATTGCTGGACCACTCATAATGATGGCTGGTGTTATGGGTAACTTTATTGGTTATGTTGTAAAAGGCATATTCCACTTAAGACAATTTGCTAAGGGCGGACAAGGTTTTAGATTACTGACTCCAGAAATAATTGCAGCAGATGCTGCGGCAAAGGGGCTAGCAACATCTTTTTATTCAGACTCAGAAGCAACTATAGTATTAAAAAATGCAGTAGATACTCTTGCAGCATCTTTTACAGGGCTTGAGACAAGAGCAAACGCAGCTAAGGTTGCAGTTCAACCAGCAATATCTACAGTAGCAGGAAGTGTTCTTGCGGCAGGCGGAGTGGGACAAAGAATGGTAGACAAGAGTAACCCACTAATTGGAGAGCCATATTCAAGAGATATGTCTCATATGATTCCAGCACAAACAAATCAGCCAGGAACTATATTTGGAACAGTACCAGGAGCAGGACCAGTAAACCTTAGAATTGGAAAAAATCCACAAGCATATATGAATGCAGATATGCCAAAGATTCCAGGAGTTACATCTATAGGTGGAACCTCTACAGGAATTGTTGCAGCCGAAGCTGCCAAATGGCATGCAATGACTGCAGCAATTGCAATGCAATCAGAAGCAGAAATTAAATTATTAAAAACAGAAGTTACGGCAACTGGAACAGTTACATCAAGCCTATCAGATTCTTATCAAGCATTACTACCACAATTTTCTGAGATTACTCAGCTTGCTGCAGCCGAAACACAAGCAATTGTTCAACAGCTTCAAGCAAGCAAAATAACAGTAGATCAAGCAAGAGCAAAAGTAATTCAGTTAAATGCAACAGTAGAAGCAATGCTTGCAGAAACAACAGCGCTTACAGCGCAGACAATGGGAAGAACTGCAAACCTAACCACAGTCCCATTTACATCTCAGCCAGTAGTCGATCCAGTTACTGGGAAATCAAACATGAAAGAGATGTTCCATAAGGGATCAACAAAAACCCTTGTAGATAAAATTGCTAGAGCTCTTGGAGGAGTTAGAACTTCGGGTGCAGGATATAACATTGAAACAACAAAGCCTAAATTTGCTGATGGCGGAATTGTACCTGGAACAGGAAATACAGATACATATCACACAACAGCAGAGGCTGGGTCTTTTGTAATTAATAAAAAATCTACTGAAGAAAATATGCCAATAATTAGTAGCCTATTGGGTGGAACTCCTAAGTTTGCTCAAGGTGGTCAAGTACCAGTTGTACTAACTCCTGGTGAAGCAGTTATACCTGCAGCAGTTGCACAAAAGAATATGCCTTTGATGTATGAACTAAATGGTGGTCCAGGAAATACTTCAGGAGATGGTCAGCATGTAGATGGTGGAGGAATAACATTAGAAAGAAGCCATCTTGCAGAAGGAACTCCCTCAGATCTTAAAGCAGTTAGATCTACAAAAGGCTATGCCAAAACAGTAAGTGTTAGCAGGGGTATACCAATTTGGATGACAAGAGATGCAAACCAAGAGACACGATCTGTTGGCAAAGGAATGACGGGCCCAGAATTAGCTAAAGAATTTAGAAAAGCAATTAAGTCAGGCCATCACCCATTTGAACCATGGATGACTGCGTCAAATGATCTCGGCGGAGATCCAAAAAATGCTGCTAAGTTTGATAAAGTTTTTAATGAAATGCTAGCTAAGCTTGAAAAAGACAGCAGAACATTTGGTGGTAAAAATGGAGACATAACATTTGAAAAATGGTTCCAAAAAGAAATTTTACCATCTAAATCATTTAGTCAAATAAGAGTAGGGAATAGATCATTTAAGTCTGTATTTAATTCAGTTCTTCAACCAATGGGCCCAAGAGATGGAAAGCAAATTGCTGCACTAGAAACATTAATTAAGGGAAGAAATGGATTGACTACAATTGAAAAATCTAGATTATCTGTAGTTGCAAAGGGACTGTTAGGAACATTTAGCGGAAGCTCTTACAATAGCGGTAGACAAGGTCTTGCTAAGCTTATGGCAAAAGCATTCCTTAAGAGAAACTCTGGAGGAATGATCCCAGGTAAGTTTGCACAGAGACTATTCGGCGGAGGAAGATTATTCCTAGGAATGCCTAAAACACTTAAGCAAGTAGAAGCTCAAAGAGCTCAAAAAGCTGCAATGGAAAAGGCAAGCGCTGCAGTAAATAATTCTAGATTTGCAAAGAAGTCTATTACAGAATATGGAGATTTGTTAGAGCCAACTTCAGGCAGAAGTTTCCCAGTTGCAGGAATAGGTGGAGTTTATTCAAAGAACGGCAATAAGGTTTTTGTAAAGCCAATGCTAGATGAAAAAGCTGCATTAGCTGAAATGAGAGCTACTCAAATTGCTCGTGACGTTCATGGATTAAATTCTCCAAAACAAAAAGTTGTTGTTATGAGAGACCCATCTGATCCAAACGGTAAAAGAAAAATACTGGCTCTTGAATCACAATATGATGAATCGTTTGCAAAACAAGACGGTAAATTTACAGAAGATCAATACTTTAGACAACTTGTTGCTTCAGCTTTGCGTGGAGATAAAGATTTAGGCAAGGGTAACCTTTCTGGAAATACTTTAGCAGACGTTGGACCAGCAGGAGTATTTGCAACAGCATCTGGGCTTAGAGATTATTCCGCAACAATGCCATCATTTAAAGACCAGGCTATAACTAATTTATTGGGAAGAAAAGGAAGCGGAGCTAAAAGATTCTTTGCAGAGTCTACATTAAATATTCCAAAGGGAATGACGCCACAACAATATCATTCAAGAATGGTTAAAGAAATAGAAGATGCTCTGCCAAAATTAAAACAAACTATTGCAACTTTTGACTTAAATGCAGAAGAAAAAATTATATACAATGCAATGATTAAAAGGCTTTCAGATGCAAGAACTCAAAATTATGAACAGCTTCATGGCATGCACTCTGCGGTATCAGTATCAACAGAAAAGTCTATGACTCCAGCTGCAATTGCTAAGATGATTGCTGCAGATGAGCTAAAGCGCAGACAGTCTGGTCACTCAGCTAGCCTATCAGATGCAAGTTTTAAAACAGCTAGTAATGGATTTTCAATTGGCGGAATGATTGGCAATGTTCTTAAGGGTAAAGCAATGCATAGAATTGGTGCAGGTTTTGGTCCTACTGGTGCACCAAAGCCAAGCATGTATGAGTCAGCACCATGGGGAGTAACTTCACTGTCTATACAGATGGCAGAAACACTATTTGCAAACACTGGACTAAGAAAGCATACTCAAAAATTATTCTATGACAAGTTTGCAGCAGCACTAGCAAAAGAAAAACCTTACGGTTATGTTAAAGACGCAAGCGGATCTTTAAAAAATGCTCTGGAGCCAGACGTATTAGATTCCATAGTAAGATCAGCTGCATCAGATCTTATTGGAGATAGAAATGTTCTTAAGCAACTATCTCCTATAGATAAAGATATACTTAGAAACAAATATTTAAATTGGGAATCTAAAAAAGATACACCTCTTACAGAATCTTTAAAGCAAGTTATATTTGGGTTAGAGAAAAGAGAAATGGGTGGCCCAGTAAATGCTGGCCAGGCCTACGTTGTTGGAGAAAAGGGCCCAGAACTATTTGTTCCAAGAAACTCGGGAGGAATAGTACCAAATAACAAGTATGGTGTTGGTGGTCAAGTAGGAATGATAGCAGCTTCATTAATACCAATGATGCTATCAAGTAAAATTGCTAATCCTATGATTCAAACAATTATGCAGGCCCTATCTTTTGTTTTGCCACAAATGATTATGACTGCAAGCATGCAAAAAATGGGTGGAGACGGCACAGCCCAACCTGGAAAAATTAAGGGCATGGTTTCAAAGCTTCCAGAGTCTATGACTAGACCAATGGGTAGCGTTGCAAGAGGCACTGATGGAAAGATACTAAGTCGCTACGGCGCTGGCCTAGAATCAATGGCTAAGAGTGGAAAGCCACTTAGCTCAATGCTTGCAAAAATTGGATTTGGACTTACAAGATTAAATGTTGGTCTTGCAGTTGGCTCACTTGCAGTTTACGGCGCAGTCAAGGCATGGAAAGCGCATAATGAGCATTTAAGAATTGGTGCACTTCAGTACGGATTAACAGAAGAAGCTGCAAAGAAGGCTGGGCTTAAATATACTGATTATAACTCTAAGCTTGCAAATATAGTTGAAACTACTAGAGCTTTAAGAGAAAAAAATCAGCTACTTTATGAGAGCATGCAAAATGCTAACACTCCAATTAGAATGACTGTTGAAGAGTATAAGAAGCTTAGAAAAGAAGTTAAGTCAGTCTATTCTGATCAGGTTAAATTAATTAACCAGACCAAGGGAGAAAAAAATACCAAGAAGCTTGCTGAAGATCTTAAGATTCAATTAATGGCTGCAGGTCTATCTGCAGAAGATGCCACTAAGAAAATTTGGGCTATGTTTAAGATGTCCGATAAGGCTTTAACTGCAAGCGACTATACACTTAAGAATTCAAAATTCAATAATATACAAACAAAACAAGATGCAGCAGCCCAAGCTGTTGGAAGATATGGTAAGGCAGCAGCAGAAGGCGGAGTAGAAGGCGCTGGTGCAGTAAATACAGGGCTTACAGCTATTGATACAGGCATACAAGATTTAATTGATAAGAGTAAAAAGGAAAATAAGAAAGATAAGAGCGTCCCAATATTAACCGAGTATGAAGCTCAAGAAAAAATGCTGAAAAGACTTAACAATCTTGAATCTTCAAAAACTAAACTTACAGCAGCAACTAGAGAAGAAATGATTAAACAAAACCCAGCTCTTGCTAATGTTCTAAATCCAGCAGATACGCTAGTAAGTTTATTTGAAAAAATGAATCTTGCATCCAAAGGCTTTACTGGCAACCTGGCAAATCTAGGCTCTGAAGCTGTTGCAACTCTATCTAAAATTGCAGATGTTGCAAGTGCAGCAATTGCAACTCAAAATGAAAATGGTTTATTAAAAGCTCAATACAAGGAGTTAGGTAGACTTGAGGGTCAATACAAATCATTGCAGAAAGCAGCCAAGGGACAATCAGTTGCTCAGCAAATTAGTACAAGAGATCAGCTAAAGTCTCTTCAGAAACAAATTGATGCAAATAATAAACTTGCAGATTCAAGATTAAAGGCCTTAGATGCAGCTAAGCAAGAAGGCGACATAGCAAATGAAATTGCTAAAAAGAAGGTTGAGTACGACTCAGCAATAGCAAGAGGAGACACATCTACAGCTCAGCAAGCAGGTCTAGATGTAAAACAGCTTGAATCAACAATGCAATACAATTCACAAAAAAAGTCTATTGAAGATTCAAGAGATAGAATTAATGCAAAACTACAAGAAAAAATTGATGCAATTAATAATGCACAAGAAAAGCTTGGAGATAAAGCAAACCTAGCTGGAGAAGGACTGTCAAAGCTTGCAGATAAAATTGCAACTCAAAGACAAAAAATTGAAGATTTTAATAAAGCAATGGTAACTCTTGTTTTAAATGCAATTGCTGCAGGAAAAACAGTTGCAGATTATATCAAAGACTCCAAGGCGGGACAAGGAGATGCTGCAAGCTTATTAACAAATGGAAAAGCTGTCGGTGCTTTTAAGGGAGATGTAAAGGGAGTAGATGTTGCAGCAGAAACTCTCAAGTTAATGGGTAAGCCTATGGACGCAGTTACTAGCGCTCTTTCTTCAAAGGGAATTACAATGGGTAGCGGAGATATTATTATTAATGGCAAAAAGGCTGATTTGTCTGCAAGCGTAGATGCAAATGGAAAACCACTTAAAGCTATATCTTATGCAGTATCAACAACTGGCGTCATGAAAAATACAGTTGGAGAAGGTGCTCTGTCTGCAGCTGGTGTTCAAGGCAGAACTAAGGGCACAATGTTTTTAGATAAAGATGGCACAAAATGGAAAATTTCTGCAGCAGGTCAGTATGGTAATTATTATGTAGAAAAAGCTGGCTATGGAGCTATGAAGCTTAATCCAAAAGTTCCTACAATTGTTGGAGATCGTGGACCAGAAATGGCATTTGGAGGAATGGTTATTCCTAATATGGCCAAGATACCATTCTCATCACCAAGATATGATGTAAATCAAGCAGCAAAAATGTTTGAGCCAATGCGTGATTCACAAAGCGGTGGCAGTGTAATTAACCTTACTCAAAACATATACCCATCTGAAGGAATGAACACAGATGCATTTGTTAGACAAGTTGTTTCAATGACAAAGCAAGCTATTGGACAAGATAGTAAACTAAATGCTAAAATGGTAGGAAACCCAATGAATGTGAGTATTAAAACATGACAATGACTTTGCCAGTAGGATCGGTTTTATATCTTGATACCTCTTTAACAGATACCCCAACTTGGGTTAAGCTGTCAGAACACAATAGGTCACCAATTTCAATTGATACTGAGAGGATTGAAAAGACTCAAAGAATGTCGGGCGGGACACTTAGAAAAGTATGGATTGCTGATAAGAAAACTATAAATACTAGTTGGAGCATGCTGCCAACAAATGACGCCATGACTGTTGATGGCGGATATGGAGCGGCTTCTATTAGAACGTTTTATCATGGAGACAAGGGAAAGAATACATTTAAGGTAAAGATATCATACAACGGAGTTGCGGCTAGAGACGAGATACTATTAATGTCATTTACATCATGTTCATTTACCGTGGTTAAAAGAAATGTAAAAGAAAAGACTGCTGATTCTCCACAAGAATTTTGGGATGTTTCTATAGGCCTGGAAGAAGTATAATGTTAACAGCAGCACCTGAAACAATAACTACTCTAAATCAATCTCAATCAATATCTATGCAAAATGGATGCTGGGTTGAATATAATATGAATGCATTGATTGATGGGGCAAAGATTGATGATCCAAACGGTGTACTCACTGTAACAAAAACAGACCAAGCATCGGGATACACATACAAGCCATTTGAAAAGCTATTCCCAGTGTCATCAATTCTTGATCCAAGAAGACCTAAATTGGCAGGAATTAAATATATGATTGCTGGTGACCCAAGCCTAACTAAAGATGCAGCATCAGGCGTAGTAGATAAGTATAAGACTGCAGCAAATTTTCCATCTAGATTATATTTTTCAGGATCTAAGATGGTTTACAAATATTGGGTAACCCCACAAGCAGCAGCGGGATCAACATCATTATCTAATTGCGTATTGACTGCAGTATATCCAGCAGGCAAAACTGCAGTTACAAATAAGATAGTGGTTAAATTTGAAACGTCACACTCAAAACCAGTTAATTGGTCGCTTAAGCTAATAGGACTTACTGGGACTGAATTTCCAGTGGTATCAAACATTCTAGTAACAGATGCCATGAATGGCGTAGTAAATCTGTATTGGAACGGAACAGCGTGGACAACAACAGAATTTACAACTCCTTCTGCAGGAGTTGATTTAAGCGGACTTAAACTAGAGATATCTTCATTAGATACCGCAGGCGGGTTTGTAGGAGTAATAGAGCTATCACCTAGATATGTAGTAGATATTACAAGCAGATTAGTTTCAATGACTATAAACAAGTCTTCATCAGACGACGTATCTGGAATAATTCCAGTAGGAGATGTCACATCCAACTCTATATTCTTAGATATAAATGGATACGACAGAGCATACGAATCTTATGACAAAAGCGTAGCATTTAATAAAAACAAATTTAATTTATACAAAGACGTAATAATCAAGCCATTTGTAAAAATTGGATCAGACAAGATTAGCCTAGGCGTGTTTTACACAGAATCATTTTCAGTAAGCGAGTTCGGAGATATTAGTCTGACTGGCCTTGATGGAGCTAAGGAGCTACAATACATTAAGCCACCAGATATTGTTTGTGACAACATGACATCGGTTGCTATTATAAGAAGGCTACTAGATTCAGTTGGATTTACTAATTATAACTTTAACCTTACGACTACAGATACAACTGTTATAACACCATATCACTGGTATACAGATAATAGCAAGACGGTATGGCAACACATACAAGATCTTTGTAAAGACACACAGATGATAGCAACGTTTGACGAGTTTGATGTTTTACAATTTTACCCAAGAGACTATATATTTAAAGCAGACAAGCAAACTAGCTTTAAACTAAGAGACAGAAATATAGGATCTAATCTTGCAAATATTTCTTCTATTTCAGTTGAAAATGTTCCATCGGTTAAAGCCGTTAAGATAGTTTATACACCTCAGCTTGTAAGTTCATACAGAGGAACAGGAGAAAATTTATATGATGCCCCAGTCATAACACTAGGAGCATCTGCTATAGTAAATAACATTCTGCCAACACAGCCGTCTTATACAAACAACTCAGGAGAGGTTGCAAGCAAGGGAATAGTCTCTTGTGAACCAGTAGTAATTTCTGGACTAGGTTCAGCTCAATATACATTTAGCGGGTATCTTGTTATAGAAAAAGAAATAATAGAATATGATGCCATAGAATACAGCTACACAGAGATAGGCACTGGAACTACAAAGTATAAATGGATTGCAACAGATTCTGATGTTGCTAAATTTCAAGGTCTTGCTACCCCATCATCATTTAAACCAACTAACAATTATAGAATTAAAACAAGAAATGCATTTGGTGTACTTGGGCCAGTAACCGCTTCTTACACCCAAGCAGCAATGGACAAAGACATGACACACCTTTTAGGAAACTCCGATGACGGATGGACACAAAAAGAATGGAACTCAGAAACTGGAGTATTTACAGATAGCCCAGGTTCAATGTTAACCACAAGCATTCCACAATATGATCCGAATGGCTCAGACGGACAAAGGCTTTTGTATAATGGAGTTTCAAGATCAATGGCTACAATATTTGCCAAAGACGTTAAGTATGTACCAAGTTCTGATCCAGCAAAGCCAACTGATGATAAATACATACCTAATACGATATATAAGATAGCAACTGCTGAAGCCCAATACAGCTCAGGGTCAGACAATGCATTTGTTATTGGGGCTAACATGTATTTCCCATTAATGGTAGACAAAGACACAAAAAAACAAACAGGTAATCAGATGACAATTGCTGGAATTGCATTTTCATTAAGTGCAGACAACAAAAGCGGATACCTTTTGTCCATAGGAACTTCTCAGAATAACAACGGAGATAAGACATACAGAGATGTTAATTTCTATAAGATAGTTGCTGGCAAGCCTGTGGCCATGATAACAAGCCAAAAAGACGCAGACGGAACTATTATAACAAACATAAATGGCGGAGATTTATATAAGGTTGAAATTAAAGCAATGACGATTATGAATGGCTCTACAGAAAATAGAGTATTTAAAATTTCATTAAATGGAAAGATAATAGGAGTTACAGATTCTTCACCACTTACCCTTACAAATAAAATAGGAATAGCCTCATTACAGGGAACAACATCATTTGATTATGTTTACACAGCAAGCATTACAAAAGAAGACTTTGGATCCACTACTTCATTTGATGCTTATGCAGGATTTCTTTCAACCAACTCGTCCATGGTAAAATCATTTAGCGATTTTATATTTAATAAGAGTGATAAGCCAAAGACAGATGTATGGCTAAGAGAGTTCGGTCCAGTTGCCCGTGAGCTAAGAAGAATAACTGGAAGATACACAAACTCTCCAGGCTATCCCCTATATCCAGTAATAGTTCAAAACAATGACGTAACCCTGGTAGGATCTTCCCTTGACCCATTTACAATGGACGTATTTGTTATGAATAATACTGGAACGTTTACCGACCTTGCCAATGGTCAGCAAAAATCATTTGTTATTGTGGGTAATCAAATAACCCCATCAGACTCATTTGAATACATTGATCCTAAGCTTACCGATGCAGATAGGGCGGAAGAAGTTGCATTTGACTCCCTATGGATACAAAAAGAAACAGAGGCAGCCAAGCTATCTGAGTGGATTACAAAACAATGGGCTAAGCAACAAAAGGTTGTCAGCATAGAGACATTTATTAATCCTTTAATACAGATAGGCGATGTAGTTGAAATATCATATCCTAAAAACCAGCTTTATTCCTCAGAAGACGTAACCCCCCCATACCCAGTAGGGAAATATGTTGTTCTCACAGTAGAAAATAGCTATGATGACCAAAGCGCACCTGTCACAAATTTAATGTGCAGATCGATTTATACTGGATGAAATGGTAGAATGTTAATATGAGTAACCAAAAACAACAAGCATCTAAATCACCTAAAGCCAAAAAGCTATTATTATTTCCAGGAGATAAGCTTATAGAGGTCCTTAACCCAGACCTGTATCTAATTGTAGATCCGTCTACTTTAACTCAAGCAGAGATTCAAGGTATACAGGATGACAATGAAGCATTTATAGATGATGTTGAAGAAGAAATTGAAGATGACCCACTTGCTGGTCTTGGTGCTCCAAACCTAGAGGATATAACTTTAATAAGTAAAACGCTTGTAACAGATGGAAATAAAAATCAATACGTAGAATTTAAATTTAATGTAAAAAATCATGTCGGAGCAGAAGTAGTAGGAGTAAATGGATATGGACAATAACTTATTGTTACAAGGAGAGTACCGCTTTTATGAAGACGGGAAAGAAATTTATAGATCTAAAAACATTCTCACCAAGTTTGGTAAGAGATATATAACCCAGTACCTGGCAGGGCAAGCAACAACAAACAATAAAGACATAGCTGTTGGAATAGGCTCAACCGTTGCATCAGAAAACAATACAGGATTAGACTTTGAATTTTATAGATCACAGGTAAATATTTCAAGTGTTAATATACAGACAAGCACAACATCAGGATTAAGCACCTATGGAGTTGTTTACAAAACAACCCTACCAGTAGATGTTTCTGGAATTGTTTCTGAAATTGGTTTATTCCCAAGTGTCACACTTGGGTCAACAGACTATGCAAGCAAATCTATATCAACATTTTCAGATTATCAGCAATGGACAAATGATGACGGGTCCTATTCAACAGCAGTTACTTCTCCAACTCCAAGAATTGGAGCAAATCATTTATCATTAACAGCAGCAGCTTCAAATAGTAAACAGTATTCATCCAGCATAGATATAGACATAAATGGGTATAGCCCAAATGACAGTCTTACACTTGCATATGTTCAAAGCGATTTAAATCTAGACTATGTATTTGTTAGATTCTATAGCTCTTCTACTAATTATTATGAAATTAGATATGCTGGAGACCCAGCAATTGGAAGCAAGATTAAACAATTAACTTTAAACAACTTGTACTCAAGTGGGTTTGGCGCTGGAACTCCAGACAACTCTTCAATAATTAAAGTATCGGTTGGAGCAAAAGCAAAATCTTCAGGCTCAACAAATGTATTATTTGATGGGCTTAGAATTAATGATGAAGATTCATTTAGATCAGATTATGGTCTTATTAGCAGATCTGTTCTTACAGACCCAATAATAAAATCAATCGGAAGACAGATGGATATAGAATATAGATTAGGGTTAAACTTCTAAAATGCCAACGACAGCTTCTTGGAAAGGATATACTCCGCCAGATTTAGAAAAAACTACAACACAATCAGCGGATGCTGCTAAATCTGCACCTACAGGATCTTACGATAAAATAATTAGACTTCCTCTTGTTAAAGACAAGAAATACAGATTTTGGTTTACATACTTATATGAAGATGCAGAAACAAAAGAATTAACTGAAGGACAGCGTTCTCCAATTGTAGAGCTTGGATTTGATATTCCAAACCTAACTAAGCCAGTTATAAATTTAAGCATAACTGCATCATACAGAGCGTATGGAATTAAGTTTGACAATGATCCATTAAGCATACAAGAAGATGTTGTTGTTTATGAAAGCTTGTCTGCTGATTTTTCTGCTCCATATATTGTTTATGTAGGAAATTCTACTAACATAACAATCCAGACTGGGAGTACGGCACAAAGATGGGTTAAGGTTGTAGTTAGAGATAAATGGCTTGATACAAATAGATCAGAGTCTCCTATATTAACAGTTACTCCTCTTAATCCAGATCCAGATACTACCTACACTGTTGCAAACCCAACAAGCACTTCTGCGTCAGCATCAATTGATCCAAAAGATTTAAGCGGATTTAGCGTAGCATCAAACATAACATGGGCGGTAGCAACAGATACAAAGACAGCTGGGTATGCACTAAGATGGTCTACAACAAACCCAGCAACGGGCACACCACTGTGGGAGTATGCTTCAGTTTCTGGTAGAACAACCAATACCTACAGCGCAACGGGATTAATTCCAAATACAACATATTATTATCAGGTTGCAGCAAAAACACCTTACGACACCACTAACTGGACTGGCGCAGCAACAAGCACATTTATAGCTTCAGATGCAGATGGAACAGCAGCAGGAGCTCTTGCAAGACTTAAATCTTTTATAGCAATCGGCGGAGCAACCCAAGACCTTTTTAAAATAGGAACAGGAATTGCTCAAAGCATTAATTTAAATACAGAGCCTTTAGCAAGCCCAACATTAACAGCAGGAACCTATCACGGAATTTTATTAAACAAGTCCACAACAAATGTTGGTAATAATTTTTGGCTAACTACAGGACAATTTAGAGTAGGAAACTCTAGCGAGTTCCTTTATTGGAACGGTACTGACCTCTACCTAACTGGAAGCATTGAAGCTACTGGAGGCAAATTTACAGGCAACGTTCAGCTTGCAATTCCAACAGGAGGCACTACAAGCGGAAGCCTTTATGCAGGAGCATCCGCAACATCAGGAGCTCGCTTAAGATTAAATAGCGAAGGCCTATTTGCGTATAACGGACTAGTCACAGATGCAACAGTTTCAATTACAAAAGACGGAACGATTGATGCTCGTAAGGGATATATCGGAGGATGGACAATTGATGGAAGTGCACAAACTACAGGAACTATTTCAAAAAACAATACCATTTTAGATAGTAATGGTAATATTTCAGTTGGAGATAAAACTGGAACATTGGCATCTGCAGTTAGATTAAGCGCAACAGATACAACTTATCGAATTTGGGTTGGCTCCACATCATCATCAAATGCTCCTTTCAGAGTTTCTACAACTGGAGTTCTAACAGCAGCAGGAGCTATATTTACAGGCTCTCCACAAATTGAAGGATATGCAAAAACAACAGATCTAACAGCTCTAAGCACATCGCTAAGCACCTCGGTTGGAGCAAAGAATGCTACATTTGCACAAGCAACTACACCTACTGCAACAAAGGTAGGAGACATATGGATCGACACTGGCCAGGGTAATATAATAAAAACTTGGACAGGATCTGTATGGACACAAAGAACTGATACTTCATATGCAACCAAAGCAGCTGTAGACGCAAAGCTAACTGCAGGTGGGTATCTTGTTGCTAATGCTGAAAATCAAGTTACATCTATAACATCTAATGGTATTACAATAACTTCAACAGGGTTTAAGATAAATACAGATACTACAGCTACAGCAGGTGCAAATATGGTTATATTAAATAGCCAAGGCATTGCTTCGTATAACAGCGCTGGAGCAGTAATGTTTTCAATCAACTCCAATGGAAACGCAGTATTTAACGGAAATATATCTGGAGCAAGTGGAACATTTGGTGGAAGACTAGCTGTAAATACATCATCAGATACAGCTGCATATATTGATTCAGCAGGAAGCCTAAGCGGAGTAACTGGATTAGTTGTAGGATCAATTGGATTTAAAAATACATCTATTGGAGGATGGACATCTCATTGTTATCCATACATGCCAGGCGCTCCAAATATTGATCTGGGAACAAGAACATACAGATGGAATGACTTAAGAATAAGCGGAAACGTAATGGTTGGACACTCAGGTGCAGATAATGATGACAACGGAACTACAGTAAAAACTAAACTACTTTCTGGCGGAAATATATACGCTAATGCATTAGGTACGGCAACTACCGCAAACTTTATAACACAGTCAAGCGGATTTTTAAGAGTAAACACATCTTCAAGTAGAAGGTACAAAACTGATATTGTTGATATAGATACCATAGACGCATTAAATCCAGAAAATCTATTAAATATTCCAGTTAGAGCCTTTAAATATAACGCAGAGCACCTTTCGGAATCTGATCAAAGATTCGGAGTCCTAATGCCTGGATTTATAGCAGAAGAAGTTGAATTGGTATATCCATCTGCTGTAGACTATAATGATGATGGAACCCCAGAGAGATGGAACACAAACATTATAATTCCAGGAATGCTATCTCTAATACAAAAACAAAGCCTGGAAATCATTAATTTAAAACAAAGACTTGACGCTATAGGTGCTTAATGGTATCCTTGATCTAAATAGAAAAGGAATAAAATGGATAAAGTAGAACTAGTAGTACAGGCATTACAGCAAAGAATTGGCGAGGTCGTCTCACAATATGAGACTCATATTGCTGTTCTTCGTGCTGAGATTACTCAGCTAACAATAAGAATTCAAGAAATGGAAGCTCCAAAGGAGCAACCAGAGGAGTAAAAATGGTACAACTTACACCAACCAAGATATCAGCAGGAGATCCAGTAACCTCTGATTTGATTGCTGCAATGATTCAAAATATAAATCTTCTTGCAGCACCCGCAGCACCTACTGTTATTAATATACAAAACGCTGGTGCCAATACTCCACCAGCTGCAGTATCTTCTACAATAGTTGCTATTGCAGGAAGTAAGGCAATAAAGTCTGCAGGCGCTGGTACTACAACTACGGTATCTTTTGGAAAGAATGTTGAATTTACTTCAACTCCCAATGTGTGGGTTCAGATAAATACAATTGGACAAACTTCTCCATCCTGGGCAAACTCACAAGTTTTTCCACAAATAGAAAGTGTAACCTCAACAAGTGCAGTTATTAGATTTAGAACTGCTACTGCAAACACTACAGTTAAATATACATTGTTTGCTGCAGGAACATTAGTTACAAAATAACCTCTTGACAAGCTAGGCCAATATGTTACAATAAATGTAACATCAAAGTCACGTACCCGTGACTTTTTTACGTATTAAGGTAGACAATGAGCAACGATTTAAAATGGATGCTTTCATCCGATCAGCAGTTTCCGTATCAAGATGACAAGATGATTGCCCTATGGTTTAAAGTAATGAAATGGTTTAAGCCAGACGTTGTTGATTACCTAGGTGATACAGATGATCAGGCGTGTTATAGCAAGTATACAGAAGGAAGATCTGCAGAGTTCTTAAATTATCATAAGACTGAAAGCGGAGATTTAATTGTTCCAATGATGCGTCATGAAGCAAAGGGCGCTAGAGACTTCTATGCAAAGACAAGAGAGATGCTTCCAGATGCTCAACTGTTTTCTGCATTAGGCAACCATGACATTAGAGTCTTTAATTATGTAGATGCCAAGCTTCCAGAGTATATCAGTGAGGTTACACCAGAATCTTTATGGAGTCTAGACTCTTTGGGGTATGAATATATTTATTATAATGAACTACCTAAGCGACGCTTTGGAGACATACACGTACACCACGGTCTTTCAATTGCAGCAACAGGATCAGTTAGAAAAGATGTAGAAGACCTACAGGTTTCTTTAATTCGTGGACACTCACACAGAATTGCTTCCCATATGGTAACATATGAACTTAGAAACAACGGCGAAGGAGAAACGCTTCGTGGATATGAAATCGGTCATATGTGTGATGAAAAGAGTGATGGAATGAAATACAGTCAGCATCACGACTGGCAAAAGGGATTTGCGGTAGCACATATTGTTAACGACTATCCTCATATTCAAATGATTCATATTGCACCAGACTACTCTTGCGTTGTAGATGGAAAGTTGTTTACTTTATAATGTGGTGTGGAAAATGTAACGGTAGAGTTTTTGTAGATAGAGTTTTTTCTCAGAAACTACATATGGAATTATTCTGTATCATGTGCGGCAAACGCTGGATGTGCAATAAGGAAACGAGTGCTTTCGGAAAATGGCTAGATCAAAAAGAGACAGCAAACCAAAAGTTTTACGGTATTTCTTCTTAAACGATAAAATACACAAGGTGCTAAGCTCATCTAGATCCAAGGATGAGATAGTTGCTTGGTGCTACCCAGATAAAAAAAGAGTTATGTATCCATACTCTCAAGTTAAAAAGAATATGGAGACGGCATATACAATCGTACAAGTATCTGCTATGCTGAATAAACATAGAGTTACAATACAGGATTATATTTTAGAGGGTAAAGTAATTACTCCAACTAAAATATATCCAATAGGAGAACCAGACAGCCAATACTGGTCTAAGTATATGTTTAATCAAAAGAACATACTTGACATACATCAGCATATATTAGACTCAGGGCATTCTTCTGAGCTTCCTTCAAAGGCAGAATTATTGGGGCTTCTCAAAAACAACTTTATATTGTATACTAAAACAGATGAAGGAAAATTCATTCCAATCTGGAAGGCGGAGTAATGGCTGAAATGGCACAGTACACACTTGAGACTGGCGCTGCAAAAAAGCGTAAGCGTGAAGCAGAAGTCGAGTACTGGAATTCTTTAAACGGTCCAGTTGTTGTTACCAAAGTTGTTGGTGACAAAGATGGCAAGTAGCCGAATAGTAATATGCCCTGAATGCAATAAAGAACTTGAAGTACGATCTGATTTTGCACACATAACATTATCTAACCATATTAAGAAGGAGCACAAGTGACAACGAAGGTAAAGGTTGACCTATCATTTACTAGAAATCTAGGAAACTATGAGAGCATTAAAATTGGAATAGGCATTGAAGACGATGTCCGCCAAGGTGAGACGGTTGATGCTGCAACAGAAAGAGTATATGCTTTTGTTGAAAACAAGCTTATTGAAAAGACGCAAGAAGTAGAAGAAGAGCTAAAGCGTGGCAAATAGCAAAGAGCCTTATATCCTTTTGACTCTGTATCAGAATCTATATAAGGATAAATACAATAAGGCTGTGACAATTAATAAGTTCCGTGAAAAGTGGGCTATGCAAGATGTCATTGATAGTGTAGGATATACTCGTGCAAAAGAATTACTAGAGTATTATTTTGGGCTAACTAAGAATGGGCACCCACTTCAATTCTTCTTTTATAATTTTGACAAGATGGATTTAGTAAAGACTGAGATTGAAAAGGATAAAGAAAAGCGTCGTTTGTTACTGGAAGAAACGAAGAAGATGGTAGAGCAAGGCGGAATAGAATGAATACAGAAGCAACATTAATATCTGCTGTATGTAAGAATAAAGATATCAGTACGCTACTAGCAGACAATGTAGACGATCTATTTACCTCCCATAAAGATATTTGGGAAGGCCTAAAGTCATATTATTATAAGTTTAAGGCTGTCCCAGAAGTTGGGATCCTTCAGGAAAAGTTTAAAGACTTTGAGCCAGTAGAGACAAAAGCCGAGACGGGTTATTATTTAGACACACTTAAGAATGAATTTTTGTCTGCAAAGCTAAAGAACATTTTATTAAAAAGCGGCTCAGCATTAAAAGAAGATGCAGCCTCAAGAGTACTAGAACAAATGCAAAGCCAACTTGCTGGTCTAAGCCGATTTACTAATAACGTAAGAGACTTAGATATTACAGATGCGGATGCTGCAATTAGGCATATGGAGTTGCTTCGTGTTAGGTCTGCCGAAATGGGTGGTTCTCCAGGCATCAAGACGGGCTTTGAGGCCATAGATTTGGCATACCCAACAGGTATGGCTCCAGGACACCTAATCGTCGCTATCGGCTGGCCAGGGCGTGGTAAGACATGGTTTACTTCATACCTTGCCTGTAAAGCCTGGGAACAGGGATTTAAGCCAATGATTGTTTCCCTTGAAATGTCTCCAGAGAATATGCGTGACCGTATTTATACTATGCTAGGCTCTGGATTATTTAAAGCTTCTGATTTTTCAAAGGGTGATATTAATATAGATGACTTCCGTTCGTGGTCACAGAAGAAGTTCGAAAACAAGAACAGCTTTATTTTGATTTCAAACGAAGGAAATACTGAAGTTACTCCAGCAACTATTCAAGGCAAGATAGATCAGCATAAGCCAGATTTAGTTATTCTTGATTACCATCAATTGTTTAATGATAACAAGCGAAGCAATTCTGAAGTTGAGCGTAACCGAAATGTCTCTCGTGAATTTAAGATGCTGGCAGTATCTAACAATATTCCAATTATTGATATTACTGCTGCTACTGCAGACGATGTGTCGGATCAAGACAATCCTCCTATGATGTCTCAGGTAGCTTGGTCAAAGGCAATTGAATATGATGCCGATATGGCTATGGCAGTGCATCGATATCCAGGAACTAACATGATTGAGATTGTTTCACGCAAGAATCGACATGGACACGATTTTGGTTTATACTTAGATTGGGATATCAATAGGGGTATCGTCAAAGAGATTTATGAGAATCCATTCCAAAATAATGAATCACAAACCGATAAAAAGATTTCAGGTTAGAGTTGAATTTCTAGACGACTCTGATATGGTTCGTATTAAGCATCAATATGAAAGTATGCTTACGCACCAGATGAGAGATAAGGGATATCTTAGGGTACTTGACATAGATACTAACTTTTCGGTAGAATTTGACGGTACAACATGGGTGTTCTTAATGACACTCTATGGAACATATGTGGGAAAGAGGAAGGCATGGCACTCAGAAGCAATTACGCAAGGAAAGCTGATTCCACGCAGTACGCTGTCTCGCAAGTAAAAGCAATTGTAAAAGCTCTAGGGCTACACGAAACTTCAGAGGCAAACAATAACCTATTAATGTATTGCCCGTTTCATTCTAATAGACATACGGCAAGCTTTAGCATTAGTTGTGAGAACGGAGCGTGGCTCTGCTACAACCCAGCATGCGGAGAGTCTGGAAACCTTGTTGAGTTAGTTAAAAGAATCTTGCACAAGAATGATTTTGAGGCCCTTAGATTTATCGGGTCTAAGCAAAACGAAGCTCTAGAAAACTTTGACGAATTGCTATCTGGGCTAATGGAAGAGAAACCAGACTTTGAAGAGTTCCCACAAGAGACTCTTGATAAACTATACTCTGAGATTTATTCAACGGAAGAAGGCAAAGATTATTTTAAGTCTAGGGGTATAGAGTCACAATCAATTATTGATTTTAATCTAGGATACTCAAAGAATATGGGGATGGTTACTGTACCAGTTCACAGCCCAGACGGAATTGCAATTGGAATTGTTGGCAGATCTATCGAAGGAAAATCTTTTAAGAATAGTACAAATTTGCCTAAAAGCAAAACGATATTTAATATACATCGTGCTAAAAAAATTGGCAGTAATGTCATAGTAGTAGAGTCCAGCTTTGATGCAATCCGTGTGCACCAGGCTGGCTTTCCTAATGTTGTAGCCACTCTTGGAGGATCTTTGTCCTCAGAGCAGCAAAGGCTACTAAATAAATATTTCAGCACAATTGTAATAATGACTGATGCTGATGAGGCTGGGCGTGAGCTTGGCCTAAGTATTGCAAATAGATTAAATACAAAAGACATCTTGTGGGCTTCCTATGACTATGGTAAGATATACCCTCATGACGCAAAAGATGTAGGAGATATGACGGATCAGGAAATACAGCAATGTATAAAAAATTCTGTTTCTCATATTGAATATGTCAGTTGGTAATGCTATACTAATAACACAGATGGATTTACACCATCAACTATAAACTAAGGAGATACAATGGGTATCGTTAAAGGACTAAAAGGCCTAAATAAGGTCATGGATGCACCGCAACACTCAAGCGGAGATGGAGTGAAGGCTCGTTGGGCCAAGTTAGAAGATGCAGAAAGCGTGAAGGTTCGTTTCCTTCAAGAGCTTGATCCAGATTCGCCAACATACAACGAAAAGAATGGCTTAGGCTTTATTGCCGTAGAGCACACAAATCCAAAAGACTATCGCCGTAAGGCTTTATGTTCTATGGAGGACCAAGGTAAGTGTTACGGATGTGAACAGCATCGTAAGGACTATAAGGCTGGGTGGAAAGGTCGTTCACGACTTTATACAAACGTTCTTATTGATGACGGCAAAGAAGATCCATACGTGGCAATTCTTTCTCAAGGTTCAAGCGGAAAGACAATTACACCTACACTAATTGAATACGCAGGAGAAATGGGTTCAATCACAAATCTAATGTGGCGTATCAAACGTTCAGGAACAAAGACGGACACAAGTTATACAATCATTCCACTCGCAAAAGATGAATCACCATTTGATTCATCATCACTCGAACTGTACGATTTGGAAACAACTGCAGTTCGTGACCTACCTTACACAGAGCAAGAAGCATTTTTTGCTGGTGAAGGCGGACACACAGAAGAAGCTTCTGCATCAAGCAGCAGCGTAGACTGGTAAATTAATTAGTTAGGGGCAGTCTATTGACTGCCCCTATTCTATTTAGTAGACTGTTAATATGAACACATACGAGATACCAGATCCTTTTGATACTTTTGTAGCAAATAAGTATAAAGACTATAAGGGAATGCTGTATGATTTCTTTGCAAGAGAATGGCACTTGAAGGCCGCATGTTGTGGCGAAGACCTTTATGCACCAAATAAAAAGACTATGACTAAGATAAGACTTTATCATACAAGAAATGAATGCATGGGCGGATATTAATGAGCTTTACACACCTACACGTTCACTCCTATTATTCATTAATGGATGGACTAAATTCACCTAAAGAATTATGCCAAGCAGCACTAGATGCTGGGCAAACTGCGATTGCAATTACAGACCATGGTACTCTCTCGTCACACAGAGATATGCAAATTGCCGCAAAGGAAACTGGCATTAAGCCAATTCTTGGTGTTGAGGCGTACATTTCTCCAACCGATAGGTTTGATAGATCATCTAAAACAGATAAGTCTATTCAGGCCTACAACCATATTATTTTGCTAGCGAAAAATAAAAAGGGGTTGGAGAATATAAATATTCTACAAGAACTTGCTTGGAACGAAGGCTTTTATCATAAGCCACGTATTGATAGAGAAGTTTTAAATGATTATAGCGAAGGTATTATCGTTCTCAGCGGATGTCTTAATGGACTCATTAGTAAGGCTATCGATAAAGGTAACATGGAGGAAGCAGAACTTCTTCTCAAAGGTTTTAAACAAACTTTCGGACAAGATTTTTACGTGGAAGTGCAATCACATAACCCTATGGAGATCAACTCTGCCCTTTTAGAATTAGCAGACAAGCTTGGAATTAAAGCGGTGGCAACAGGAGATGCTCACTTTGCTAAAGAAGAAGATAGAATATTAGAAGAAGCATTACTTATCCTATCAACATCTCCTAAGTTTGATAAAGATGCTGACTTTGATATGTCTAGAAATATGAAGGATATGTTAGATAGATTTAACTATCTTTATCCTGACCGCAGAATCTCATTTCAAGATATGAATCTCTTTATTCAAAGCCGTTCTGAGATAGAGGCAGACTTTAATAAAGCTGGAATTAATCGAACAGACATCTATGAGAATACAATGGAAATTGCAGACAAGGTAGGAGAATATGACTTCTATCAGGGCCTAGACCTTCTGCCAGTCCCAAAGACAAATGCCGATGAAAGACTAAGGGAGCTTGCTGAAAGTGGCTTAGAGAGCCTTCAGAAGGCTTCAGACCCTATTTATATGGACAGGCTTAACGAAGAGTTATCTATTATTGCTAAAAAGAATTTTGCATCCTACTTCCTAGTTGTCGGAGATATGATTAATTGGGCAAAAGAAAATGACATCCGTGTTGGCCCAGGCCGTGGTTCGGCAGCAGGCTCACTTGTGTGTTACGCACTTGGAATTACAGATGTAGATCCAATTGAATATAACCTTTTGTTTTTCAGATTTATTAATGAAGAACGTAATGACTTTCCAGATATTGATACTGACTTTGAAGATCGTCGTCGTAAAGAGGTTAAGGATTATTTAAAGAAAAAGTTTAAGCACGTCGCCTCTATTTCCACATACACTTATTTTAAAGATAAGGGCGTTGTAAGAGATGCTGCTCGTGTGTTTATGGTGCCACTTCAAGAAGTAAATCGTGCATTAAAAACTGTAGATACATTTGAAGACTTTATTGATTCTCCAAATACAAAAGAATTTAGAATGCGATACCCAGAAGTTGTGTGGCTGGCAGACAGACTACGTGGGCGTATTCGTTCAGTTGGAGTGCATGCTGCAGGTGTAGTTGTAGCAAAAGATGATCTAAGAAAGTTTGCACCAGTAGAGTCTCGTGAGGACTCACAAGACAAAGTCTCTGGGAGAATTCCTGTTGTTGCATACGATATGGATACAGTTGCTGATATCGGCCTAATTAAGTTAGATGCACTTGGTCTTAAGACATTGTCTGTAATATCTGACACACTGAAATCAATCAAGGAGAGAACAGGGAAAGATATTGACCTTTCAAAACTTTCACTTGATGATCCAAAGGTTTATCAGATGCTAAGCGACGGGTATACAAAGGGAGTTTTCCAAGCAGAAGCAACTCCATACACAAACCTATTGATTAAAATGGGTGTCGATAAGTTTGAAGATCTTGCCGCTTCAAATGCACTTGTAAGGCCAGGAGCTATGAATACTGTAGGCGCTGCCTATATTAATAGAAAAAATGGCAATGAGGCAGTTGACTTTAGCCACACTATTATGAAGCCGTTCACCGAGAACACATATGGTGTTATTATATATCAAGAGCAAGTTATGCAGGCATGCGTACACTTGGGAGGTATGACTTGGGCAGAGGCTGATAAGGTCCGCAAGATTATTGGAAAGAAAAAAGATGCAAAAGAATTTGACCAGTTCAAGGATAAGTTTGTTATTGGGGCTTCAGAACACATTACTAAGAAAAAAGCAGAGGCGCTTTGGCACGACTTTGAAGCGCATGCTGGTTATTCTTTCAACCGTTCCCATGCTGTTGCTTACTCTATGCTTAGTTATTATACTGCTTGGCTTAAGTCCTATTATCCTCTTGAGTTCATGTTTTCAATTCTTAAAAACGAAAATGATAAAGACGCCAGAACAGAATATTTAATTGAGGCAAAAAGACTAGGCCTCAAGGTATTACTTCCACACGTTAACGAATCGGGACTTTATTTTTCTTTACAAAAAGATTCAATTAGATTTGGCCTATCTGAGATAAAATTTATTTCAGACAATATTGCAAACAAGATAATAGAAAGAAGACCTTACAGTGATTATGCTGACTTTATTGAGAAAGCATCGAAGAAAGGTTCTGGCATTAATAGCCGTGCTATTACTGCTCTTAACTCCATCGGCGGTGCTGCGTTCCCTGATAACAAAAGGCAAGGAAATGAAAAAGACAACTACTACGAGTATTTAGGAATTACAACATTTAATCTTGAGGGTATTCCCCCAAGAATTAAAGCGCAGGCAAGACATATTAATGAGTTTGACGACCTGGGATCATTTGTAATGTTTGGAATGGTAAAGTCTATCAAGCGAGGAAATGGCTGGGCCAGAGTAGAACTTGTAGATGAAAGCGGAACTGTTGGTCTATTTCATACCGAACAAACTCAAATTGAAACAAACCAGATGTATTTTATTTTGGTGGGGGACAATCGAATTGCAAGGTATGTTAAAGTTACCGACATAGATCCAAAGTCTAACGATCTATTTGTTGACTACCTCTATAGGAAAGAATACGATTTAGAAGAAGATGAGTATATTGTGGTAAACTTTACTCCCTACACGACCAAAGCTGGGAAACAGATGAGCCACCTAATCTTATCAAATAGAGATAAGCAGCTCACAAGAGCTATTGCATTTCCAGCAATGTATAAAATGACACTAGCTAAAATGCGTGAGGGAATGAAGTGCAAGGTAACATTATCTAAACTGGATGATGGAACATTAAGTATCAAGGAGATAAAATGACAGAAGAGATTAAGGTATCTACTGCCGAAGAAGTATTTGGAACATTAAGCGTACCAAAGATTTTAATTGCAGCAATACAAACGCTAGGGAAAATTGTAGTCCCAACCGATTTGTTTATAAACGCTGGAACAGAAGATCAAGAATTACAAGTTGATTACAACTCAGATGATCAAACATTTACATTTACACTAAAGGAATTAAATGTATCAGGATTCAATAACGACCAGCTCATTGAAAGTTTCGAGTAAAGAAGTAGAACTAGTAACAGACTATGGACTTGATGTCCTTTCTGCGATTCTGCACGAGACTGCGATAGAAAAAGGGTTTTGGAACAACCCAAAGAATTTTGATGTATTTGGAAACAAGCTTGCATTAGTTCATTCAGAAGTAACAGAAGTCCTTGAAGCAATTAGAAAGAATAAGGGATCCGAAGAAATTGTTGAAGAGATGGTTGATATTCTAATTAGAACCCTTGACCTGTATGCGTCTATGCGGAATGCTGGATTTGTATCTCATAGTTTAGATGAAATTCTATTTAAGAAAATGGAAATAAATAAGGCTCGTCCAGCACTTCACGGCAATTTATTTTAATGATATAATTGTACAAAAGAGAGAGAAAAAATGACTATAGCAATAGATGATATTCTAGCAGGACTAGATCCAAAAACAAGGGCAAGAGTAAAAGCCGCACAAGATGTAAAGGTTGAAAAGCAAAAGACGCCCAGCATTGGCCTTAATATGGCGCTTAAAGGCGGGCTTGGCTATGGTCGACAAGTTCTTGTTTGGGGAAATAAGTCTGCAGGAAAGTCTTCGTTTTGCTTACAGATGATTGCTCTTGCACAAAAAGAAGGAAAGACTTGCGCCTGGATTGATGCTGAAGCTTCATATGATCAGGCATGGGCAGAGATGCTAGGAGTAGATTCATCTTCCCTTATTTATTCTTCAGCAAAGACTGTTAACGACATGGTTGATGTTGCTACAAAACTTATGGATGCTGGAGTAGACATTATAGTTGTTGACTCAATATCTGCACTATTACCAGCAATTTATTTTGAAAAAGATGGAAATGAAATGAAGGATTTGCAAGACACCAAGCAAATCGGCGCTGAAGCAAAGGATATGACTCACGCAGTCAAGATGTTAAACTATGCAAACAAGAATACACTATTGGTACTCATCTCACAGCAAAGAAATCAATTTGGATCTATGCATGCTTCCCATATCCCAACAGGGGGAATGGCAGTCAAGTTCTTTTCTTCAACGGTCATTAAGTTATGGTCCTCAGAAGCTGAAGCAAATGCGATTAAGGCTGGCATTAAAGTTGGTGACAAGATCATTGAACAAAGAGTTGGCAGACCAGTCAATTGGATTATTGATTACAACAAGCTCGGCCCCCCTAACCTTTCAGGGCAATACGACTTTTATTATCAAGGAGAGTCCCTAGGGGTTGATCTGGTCGGAGAGACGCTTGATGTTGCAGAGATGGTCGGTGCAGTTGAAAAAGGTGGAGCTTGGTACACGGTAAATGGAGAAAGACTTCAGGGTCGTGCTAAAGCTGTGACTTATTTAAGAGATAACCCAGATGTAGTTGAAAAGCTTATTGAGGATATCAGTGCCAAATCTTAATGAATTTTTAAACAAGACCACCATTGAGTCTGTTTCTCTTGATGACAGTGTTGAGGTTATACAGCAAATGAGACCCTGCTCAAAGTGCGATTTATATGTTGACTCTTATAACTTTAATAACCAAACAATGGAGATGAGTTGGGTATGTAAAGATGGACATGAGACAAGGTATAGTGTTGGGTAATGTCAGAAAGATCAGAAGTTAAAAGAGACGGCGCAAAAGCACAGAAGAATTCTGGGCGTGGGGATTATCAAAAGGGTGATGCACAATGGAAGCAGTTCATTGTAGATTACAAAGAAGCAGGATCATCATTCACTCTAAACAAAGATAACTGGGCAAAGATTTGTACAGATACCTTTAAAGTAAATAGAGATATGCATCCAGCACTAAAAATTATTATAGGAAAAGATTCAAAGGTTAGGTTAGGGATTATTGAATGGTCGGTTTTAGAAGAACTTATACAGTTTTGGGAGGAAAATTATAATGGCTAAGCATACAGTTATTAATATTTTGTCTAAAGAAGAGTGTGAAGTATATGTAAATAAGATAGACTTGCTAAGCGAGCACTGGATAAAAAGAGTTGTTGGACCTACACACCACTATACGTTAGGGACTGCAACATATCTTGATATAGAGCCATACGGAGATGTAACTGAAGAACGAATTAATTTAATTAAAGAAAGCAATAGTCTACTGCAAAAGAATTTTTCAACCCTATACAATAAAGTTTTGCATTATATAGAAAAAGAGTACGGTCCAGCCGAGCTAGTTGTAGATGGTCCCATCCCAGGAATTTTTATTTATGGAGAAGCAAGACCAAATGATATTGTAGAAGAGCCAGAAGAGCCACGGCGTGGAAGGGTATCTTTGCATACAGACGGACAAGAGAAATGTCTTGAGTATATATGGTCTAGATATAGCGATGTAGAAGAAGAGACAATTGCGTTTACACTTGCCCTAGAGATGCCAAAGAATGGTGCATCATTTTTGTTATGGGATCAAGAGGACTTCGGCTTTTATTCAAGCTCTGAGTCTTCAAAGCTTTATAAAGAATATGATTATAATGAAAACCCATACAATGAAAAAGTTTTTAATGAAAGCATTTTAAATAAAATACCAGAGGTGATTGATCATATCCCAGGCAACATGTTAATTCAAAGCGGAGAGCAGTGGCACTCAGTTGGGTTTTCAACAGCGCCGTTCAGTACCGATAGAAGAATTACTTTACAAGGATTTGGTGTAAAGTGCGATGGAATCTGGAGACTATTCTTCTAATGACTATGTTTTTATTAGGGTTAATGATAGGTTTTATTACTGGATACCCACTAGGGCTATTCATAGATTATTGGGACAAGAGGATTAAAAATGACAGAGGATAAGAATACCCTACAGCTTATTAGTGATATTACGGAGTTCAATGACCTTCATGAGTATATGAAGGACGAGCATCTTGATAAAGCTCTTGCAATTGTTGTAAAAATCTTAATGAATCCAGAAGTTCCATCTGCAAAAGCTCCAGTTTTAATTATGGAACTTCAAGCAATGTCGACAAAATTTGGAGTCATGGCTTCTGTATATTCTACTATTGCAAAAGATAAAGCTGGCACAGTAAATAACAATAAGAAGAACGTCTATTATTCAGTAAAGGAGTCCATAGACAAACTTGTAGATGCACTTAAGTATGTCGTTAGGTACAACTCATAAATGGCTAGAGATATTGTAAAGAACCTTAAGTTTAAAAAACATACTGGAAAGTTCTTTGACCCAGAAAAATTTGCAGATCTACTTGACAAGTCTTATAGGGATACCAAACGTGCAGATGGATCAATGACTAAGAAATCATTTAGTCCAAGTTCTTTAGGTTATGGTCACGGAAAGTGTCCTAGATACTGGTATATGGCATTTTCTGGAGCAGTATTTATTGACGATAATGATGCTGTAGCAATTGCTAACATGGCGCAAGGAACACAGGCTCACGAAAGACTTCAAAAACTTATATCGACTATGCCTGAATGGCGGGCGGAAGAAGAAGAGATAGTTAATGAGTATCCACCGATTAGAGGATTTATAGACCTTATTATGGAATATGATGGCGAAACGGTAATTGGAGAAATTAAGACGGCAAAGCAAGAGGTATGGGATACTCGTCAATCAGAGATGAAATCATCAGCAAACCATATGCTTCAGCTACTTACCTATATGAAGCTAAAGAATGCTAAAGAGGGATTCTTTTTGTATGAGAATAAAAATACACAAGAAATATTAATCATACCAATTTCAATGAATGAGAAGAATAAAAAGATCATTGAAGACACGTTCATCTGGATGCAAGAAGTATACGACAACTTTAAAGACGGCGATATACCCATGAGACCTGCTGGGGCAACTAAGTCTAAAATGCCTTGCATATATTGTCCTATCAAAAAGGAATGCTACAGCAAAGATACCCCAATTGGTACAGTTCAGATTGAAATGTTTGAGGTTCCAGTTATATGATATGCATAAACCTAGAATGTAAAAAAGAGTTTGACGCAAAAACTCATAACCAAAAGTATTGTTCTGACGAGTGCTGTAGAATTGCAACAAATAAAAGGATCATGCAAAAATACTATGAAAAGAAGGCAATTAAAAATGGTGCAGTTAGACATTGCAAAAAATGTAAGTCTGATTTAAGTAGGTATAATGCAGAAAATATTTGCTCTTCTTGTCAAAAAATTAACTACAAGAAGACAAAAGATTTAGTTGCAGAGATTATAAATGAAATTAGCTAGCCTAGTAAAGACAAAAGCAAATAGGGTTTTGGGCATAGATGCCTCTACAAACTCTATAGCTTTTTGTTTAATGGAGGACGATGTTCCTTTAAAATGGGGCAAGATTAATCTAGTTGGTGAAGATATATATGAAAAAATTTACGATGCAAAAAACAAAATGGCAATGATGTTACATGAATTGAAGAGTGATTATATTGCTGTAGAGGGTGCGATACTTGTCAGATCACCCGATGCTGTGATAAAATTGTCTTATGTCTATGGAGTTGTTATTGCTGAGCTTATGTCTACTGGTGCTAAGGTTATTACTATTAGCCCATCCTCGTGGCAGGCGTACATTGGCAACAAGAATCCGACAAAAGATGAGAAGTCTGCAATAAGATTATTGAACCCAGGCTACGCAGAATCCTGGTATAAAAATCAATTAAGAAATATGAGGAAGCAGAGAACTGCTGACTACTTTAACAAGAAATATGGTTTAGAAATTGTGGATTTTGATGTTGCAGATAGCTTTGGTATTGCACATTATAGTAACCAGGTGCTTACTAAGCGATGAAACTTTATCAGAGTAAAGATTGGCTGTATAGAAGGTATGTAGTACAAAAGAAAACAGTTACAGAAATAGGTAAAGAGTGCGGGGTCTCTGCTATGACTATACAGAGATATTTACAACAGTTTGGACTACTAAGAAAAAAATGAGCAAATACCCAAATAAAGATGGCGGATATCAGATGTGGGTTACAGACCTGCAGTTAATTGCAACAGATGCCCCGTCAGGACACAATATTATAGTTGAATGCCTTGAAATAGCAGAGATGCTTATAAAGAAAAATATATCTTACGGAAATTCTGCACTTGATCCAATTCGTATTTTTTCAAAGGCGGATTCAACAGAACAGATTCGTGTTCGTATTGATGATAAATTAAATAGAATTCAAAATGATAAGGCGTTCCCTGGGGATAATGACATTGATGATCTAATTGGATACCTTATCCTTCTTAAAATTGCCAACAAGTCCTAGTCAACTAAAACGTGGTATAATTTATATATGAGCGAATTAGAGCCAGCAGTACATTTTGACCGCATGAATAAGGTCGTAGAAGAGCTTTTGAAGGGCAATTCAGCAACGCAGATAGCAACCATCACTGGGTACTCAAGGAAAGAAGTTCTAGAGTACCTAGACGAGTGGAAGTCTGTTGTGCATAACGATAGCAATATTCGTGACCGTGCAAGAGAGGCAATATCTGGAGCAGACCAACACTACGCAATGCTCATCAAAGAGGCCTGGAAAACCGTAGAGGACGCAGATACCCAAGGCCAACTAAATGTTAAGGCGGGAGCCTTAAAGCTTATAGCAGATATTGAAACAAAAAGAATAGCAATGCTTCAATCAGTGGGAGTATTAGAGAATACAGAGATTGCATCACAACTTGCAGAGACTGAAAGAAAGCAAGAGATACTTGTAGGTATACTTAAAGAAGTTACCGCAGGGTGTCCTAAATGCAAGATGGATGTTGCAAAGAGATTGTCTCAAATAACTGGAATAGTAGAGCCTGTATATATAGATGCAGAGGTTACAAGCAATGTTCAATAAAGATGGATTTGAAAAACTAGGCGAAGACATATATGTGTATCATAATTTTGTTACAGAAGAAGAATGCAATTCTATTCTAGATATTGCCAAGTCACTTACAGAAGAAGAGTGGGTTGGAAGATTTAACACTACAGGAGAAGGTCACAAGACATCTAATAGATCTATAGACCAGCTAGTTCCAATAAAAAAGAGGCTGTCTGATAAGCTAGAAGAAGGAATCCACCTAGCAGAAAACATTAGCATTGTGCGGATGAGAAAAGGTGCGACCTGGGGATTACATTCAGATAATCATGACTTCTTAGACTTAATAGCAGCAAGCAAACTTTACACTGAAGGACAAGAGTACACATTAGAAAAAAATAATATATGGGGTCTTGTAATGTACTTTAATGATTTTGATGGAGGAAGATTGTTTTATCCAAATCAAGGCGTAGAATATCAACCTAAAAGAGGTGATTTAGTAATACATAGCTCAGAAGAACATTGTCTTCATGGAGTAGATGAATTAAAGAGTGATGTTAGATATTCACATTCAAATAATTTATTTAACTATATAAAAGTACCGAAAGGGATTTAATGTCATTTGATTTTTCTGATTTAATTGATATCCTTGACGGCGAAGAGTTTGAAGAAAAGCCTGTAGACTTACGTACATTTGTCAATGATCCAAACTACTTAGGTCTTCCAGAACTCTCAGAATATCAATATACTTTAATTGAAAAAAGTTCACAGATATATAAAGAGTCTACATTAAAAAAATTGTTCGGAGAAGAAGAAGGCCATACCAGATTTAAGCAAACGGCTAACGAAGTAGTAGCCCAGCTCGGCAAAGGTTCTGGAAAAGATTACTGTTCAACAATTGCTGTAGCCTATATAGTATATTTACTATTATGCATAAAGGATCCTGCTACATATTACGGCAAACCTCCAGGAGATTCTATCGATATTATTAATATTGCTATAAACTCTCAGCAGGCAAGCAATGTATTTTTTAAAGGCTTTAGAAGCCGCATAGACAAGTCTCCATGGTTTGTCGGTAAGTACTATGCCAAAGCATCAGAAATACAGTTTGATAAAGCAATCACCGTCCACTCTGGGCACTCTGAGCGTGAAGCTTGGGAAGGCTATAACGTAATTGTTGTTATTCTTGACGAGATCTCTGGCTTTGCAATTGAAAATACAACAGGACACGATCAGGCAAAAACGGGTAGTGCGGTTTATGATATGTACAGGGCATCAGTAGACTCTCGTTTCCCAGACTTTGGAAAAGTAATTCTTCTTTCATTCCCAAGATTTAAGAATGATTATATACAGCAAAGATATGATGCCGTAATTGGAGAAAAAGAAACGGTAATCAGAGATCATAAATTTAAGATGTATGAGGAGTTGGCAGATGGAACTGAAGGCAATGAGTTTGAGATTCAATGGGAAGAAGATCATATAATATCTTACAAGATACCTAAAGTTTATGCACTTAAGCGTCCGACTTGGGAAGTTAATCCAGTTAGAAAAATTGATGATTTTAAAACAGCATTCTATACAAATCCAACAGATGCTCTTTCAAGATTTGCTTGCATGCCTCCAGATGCAGTTGACGCATTTTTTAAGTCAAGAGAAAAAGTAGAAAAGGCATTTAATATAGGTGCAATTGCCGTAGACAATTTTGGAAGACTTGAAGAGTGGTTTCTGCCAGACCCAGATAAAAAATATTATATACACGTAGACTTAGCCCAAAAGCATGACCATTGTGCGGTCTCAATGGCACATGTTAATAAATGGGTTAATGTTAAAATAACAGATGCCTACTCTCAGCCAGCCCCTATTGTAGAAGTTGACGCAGTCAGGTATTGGACACCAACGCCAAACAAGTCTGTTGATTTTACTGAAGTAAAAGATTATATACTTTCTCTTAAAACAAGAGGATTTAATATAGCAGTATGTACCTTTGACAGATGGAACTCTCATGATATGATGCAACAACTAAAACAATATGGCATCAATACAGAGATTCTATCTGTCGCTAAAAAACATTATGACGACATGGCAATGGTCGTAGCGGAAGAAAGATTAATAGGTCCACACATACCATTACTTATAGATGAATTATGTCAGCTTAGAATTATGAGAGATAAGGTTGATCACCCTAGAAAAGGTTCAAAAGACTTAGCCGATGCTACTTGTGGTGCAATATTTAATTCAATTAGCAGAACTAGGTTTGATAATAATCAAGAAATAAATGTACATACTTATGAATCAATGAATTACGACAATGATTTTGGGGCCAAAGATGACCCAGATACAACATCTTATAATCTGATCAGAGCACCCAGAATGCCTGAAGACTTAAAAGAAGCAATGGACAGGATGCAAATAATATGAGCGAATATCAAGAAAGAGCTAAAGAGTGTAAGTGTTGCAGTAAACACGTCCCCTTGCCTACGGTTATGAGGGAATACAATAATACTGTTGTCTGCCCAACTACATTTGCAAATATACTTGAATATAAAAGAATATGGGACTCTTACGGATCAAGACCAATGGGCTCTATAAGAAAACATTTTTCAGAATATGTTCAGCAAATAGTAGAAAATTCTATTGACAAATCTGTATAAAAAATATATACTAATAATGTCAGCGCCAGTAGCTTAGTCGGTTAAAGCCCCGAACTCATAATTCGGTAATCGTAGGTTCGAGTCCTACCTGTCGCACTAGACCTCTGTAGCTCAGAGGAAGAGCAACAGACTTCTAATCTGTTGGTCGCTGGTTCGATTCCAGCCAGGGGTACAAACGTACAGCCGATTACAAAAGGAGACAAAATGAGTGAAGCAAAGTGTCCAGTAACTGGACATTCATCAAAGCCAGAAGCAACAACAAATGAATACTGGTGGCCTAATAGATTAGATTTATCGGGCTTAAGAAAGCATTCAGAAAAGTCTGACCCTATGTCAAGCGATTTTGATTATGCAAAAGAATTTGAAAGCCTAGATCTTGATGCAGTTAAAAATGATATTAATAGTATTTTAACTACATCTCAAGAATGGTGGCCAGCAGATTATGGAAATTACGGGCCATTTTTTATTCGCATGGCATGGCACTCAGCAGGAACTTACCGAACAGCAGACGGACGTGGTGGTTCTGGAGAAGGCCTACACAGATTTGCACCACAAAACTCATGGCCAGATAACGGCAATTTAGATAAGGCCCGACGTTTACTGTGGCCAATTAAACAAAAGTACGGTAAAAAGATTTCTTGGGCAGACCTAATGATACTAGCAGGAAATGTTGCCCTTGAAAACATGGGATTTAAGACGTTTGGTTTTGCTGGTGGTCGTGAAGATGTTTGGGAATCTGATGATACATATTGGGGTAACGAAAAAGAATGGCTAGCAGATAATCGATATAGTGGAGATCGTGAATTAGAAAATCCATTAGCAGCTGTTCAGATGGGATTGATTTATGTAAACCCAGAAGGACCTAATAGCAACCCAGATCCAATTCTTTCTGCAAGAGACATACGTGAAACTTTTGCCCGTATGGCAATGAATGATGAAGAAACTGTTGCATTGATCGCTGGCGGACACGCTTTTGGAAAGGCACACGGAGCTGGTAATCCATCTAATGTTGGTCCAAATCCAGAGCAGGCACCAATAGAAGAAATGGGGCTTGGATGGAAGAATTCATTTGGAAAAGGTAATGCAGAAGACACAATTACAAGTGGAATTGAAGGCGCTTGGACTCCAACACCAACCAAGTGGGATAACACTTACCTGGAGCTATTGTTTACATATGACTGGAAGCAGACAAAGTCACCAGCAGGTGCAACTCAATGGATTCCAACTGATGAATCTACTGTTAACTTAGTTCCAGATGCACACATAGATGGTAAATTACATGCACCAATGATGACTACGGCAGATCTAGCATTAAAATTTGATCCAGAGTATAACAAAATCTCAATGAGATTTCTTAAAGATTTTGAATACTTTTCGGATGTATTTGCTCGTGCATGGTTTAAGTTGACTCATAGAGATATGGGACCAACTTCAAGATACCTTGGCAAAGAAGTCCCATCAGAAATATTAATATGGCAGGATCCAGTTCCGTCAGTAAAAATAAAAAAGATTTCTGACAAAAATATTAAAAAGATAAAGAAGCAAATATTAGATTCAGGATTATCTATTTCAGATCTAGTTATTACTGCATGGGCTTCTGCCTCTACTTTTAGAAAAACAGATAAGCGTGGTGGTGCAAATGGTGCAAGAATTAGATTTCAGCCACAAATATCATGGGATGTAAATGACACGCCTATGATTAGCAGAGTTCTTGCTGTTCTAGAATCTATTAAAACAGAGATGTCAATGGCAGACCTTATTGTACTTGGTGGATGTGCTGCTATTGAAAAGTCAGCAGAACAATCAGGAATTAAAATATCTGTTCCATTTACACAGGGCAGAACAGATGCAACGCAAGCACAAACAGATGTTGCATCATTTGCAGTTCTTGAGCCAAAGTTTGATGGTTTCCGTAACTACACTAATTGGGCTGTCACTGCTCAAGAAGAGGTGCTACTAATAGAAAAAGCCAACCTATTAGATTTAAATCCAGTAGAGCTTGTACTATTGCTATCTGGAATTAGAATGCTAAACAACAATGAATTAGACAACAGTTATTTAGTTGAGCTACTTTCTTACACTAATGCTAGTGAGGCAATTAGCGTTCCTCGTATAGACCTTATTATTGCATCAAACTCAGAGCTCCGTGCCATTGCAGAAGTATACGCTTCTAATGACGCTCAGGAAAAATTCTTTGTGGATTTTGCAAACGCATGGAATAAGGTTATGATGCTTGATCGATTTGATATAAAGAAAGGGACAAAATGAGAACAGGTTTATTTTACTTGCTACATTCCTCAGCGATTGCTGGGCTAATGGTAGGATCATATTTTTATGGTTTTAAGCAAGCATCTCAGAATGTAAAGCAAAAAGCTTTTTCTTTTAAAAAGAAGTAATAGAAGTAGTCCTGGGTAAGACTAAAACTGCCCACTATAAAAAAATAAGAAATGGTATAATGAATATATGGAATCATTTAGTTATCCAGAAAATATGACAGAGGTTGTGCATAGGCCTGACATAGTTGAATACAAAAATGTATTAACTAAACAGGAATGTAGCAACATAATAAAATACTGGAATAGCCTAGATGACTGGTCGCTTTCATGCTTTTACAACTCTTATGTAATTTCAGGCAAAAAGCCAAACACCCCAGAAGCTGGACCATTGCTTAGACAAATTCAATTAAAGTCTCAAGATCTTGCAGAAAAAGTATTTAAGTCAAAGCTAAGACAAATTAGCTTGAGTGCACATAGGTGGGATCCAGGTGCTTTTGCAGGAGATCATGCAGATAACGCAGAGCTTGATGGAACTCCTAACGCATGGCAAGAAAATAAGTTTGTAACAATGATTTATCTTAATGATGATTTTGAAGGTGGACTACTTACATTTAGAGACCACGGGCTGGCATTTAAACCAGAGACTGGGTCTTTTATTGTTTTTGATGTTGGCATAAAAAATGTACATGCTGTCACAGAGGTCCTGTCTGGGCAAAGATATACCATGCTTGGATCGTATGATTATGAGAATTCGTCATATGATAAAGATTTTCAAGAAATTAAAAATTCAATAAAAACAAATCAAGATAAACAAAAAGAACAATGGTCTGAAGGCAAAGTCATGCCCTCAACAACTGCTACGGCATATCAACCAATCAACTAAAGAAATCGGGAACCCAATGATACTCGTTAACACAACAGAGTTTACGTCTATTGAAGAAATTAAGTCTAATCCAGAAAAGTACAAAGATCTTTTTCTAAAAGACAAGATCATTGTATTTAGAAATGCTAATTTAAATAAAGAGCAACAGACAGACCTAATGGAATTTTTTGGAGATACCCTGGGTTGGTATCCAAATTCTTCAAACCGTAGCCCATCTGATTATGTAGAGGACCACCACAAGCATATGGTAAACGGAAGGTACGCTACAAAAGACCAGCTTATGTTAAACTGGCACACAGAGCACGTAGAGAATGAGAACGATTCTTTCCACGGATCAACCTGGAGAATGGAAAAGTTTAACTGCCCAGAAGATTCAGGACATACATATTTTATGGATATGACAGAGATGTATGCTAATTTAAACAAAGATGATCAAGAATTTTTAGATAAATGCATAACCTATTTAACAGTTGTTGAAGCAACCTACGATAAAGAAGATAAGCAGACTCTTAAAGAGATTAAGCAGTCCTTTAAGACAGTAAATACGCACCCAATAACAGGAGAGAAAACATTAAGAGTTCATCTTGCGTCACCAACTCCAGAGTTTATATCCTTAGAGACATTTGATGGGCGAAATCCAAGTGCTGAAGAAAAAAATAATTTTAATCGTTTAATTAAATGGGTTTGCAACGAGGTATGGACAAACGAAGAAATTAGAATGGTTCACAAATGGCAAGAAGGAGACCTTGCAGTTCCAGATTTATATAAGCTAGCTCATGCAGTAAGCGGAGGATTTGTAGAAAATCAAAGAACTCTTCAGGGACAATTTGGCAAAGCAACACCTTGGGGCCCCCCAATAATGTCTAAGAGCGGTTGGTAGTAGACTTCGTGGTTAAGGAAATGGTATACTAAGATTATGAAACAATTAATTAACTCACTACAGGAATTACAGTCAAATTCATTTATATATTCAAACCTTGTAAAGGGTTTCTATTTAAATACAGAGTCTATTTTAATGAGACAGTCACAGATCGTATATAAAGAGATATACTTAGAGTCAGATAGACTGCTCATGGAAACCTCCCTATGGCTACGTAGACTAGGTGGAGAAGCCTTATATACTATTGAAGATATATCTGCATCACAAACCCTAGGCAATGTTAAGCCAGACACCTACTGTGGTGTTGAAATGGCAATGCATCTTGTGCCAATTAATAAAACAATGATTGAAGAGATTCGAGTTGTTACAGATCAAGCAATAGCAAGCAAAGAGTGGGCACTTGTTCCACATTTATCAGAATTGTTAAAGAAGCATCAAGAGTGGAATTGGATGCTAGAGTCAAGCTTAAAGCTTCCACCGAATCCTTGGAAGTCACTTAAGGATTAAATATGCAATTAGACCCAATCACTAGCCCTTTATGTTTTGACGATATACTTCTTGTACCAAAAAAGTCTGGTGTTGTAAGTAGGTCTGATATACAGTTTACATCTAAAATAGGTAATCCCAATAACCCAGCAGCCTGGGTACACCTTGACAATGCATTTGTTTTAGCTCCAATGGAGTTTATTAGTAGCACCAAGATGATTAAAAAGGTTTTAGATAATGGTGGGCTTGCTTTTGTACAAAGATTTCAACCAAAAGAAGATAGAATTGCACAGTATAAACAAATTGTTTCAGAGTCTAAATGGACCGATAGATTAGGATTTTCTATAAATAACGCAGAGGCAGAAGATAAAGATCTTATTGAACAAATCCTTGCTACTGGGTGTAAGATTATATTAATAGACACTGCATACGGACACACAGACATGGCAGTAAATGCAGTAAAAAGATTAAGAGCCCTTCTTCCAAACTACATACACATAATGAGTGGCAACGTTTCTTCATACGATGCTTACAAAGACTTGATGGATTCAGGAGCTGACTCTGTAAGAGTTGGTATAGGAGGAGGCGCAGCATGTACTACAAGAATTGTAACTGGGTTTGGCACCCCAGTTCTTGGATCAATTATGGACATTTATCAAAACGTAAAGACAGACGAAGTAAATGGAATAGTTTCTGATGGTGGAATTAAAAATAACGGAGACATTGTAAAGGCTCTTGCAGGCGGAGCAAGTGCAGTAATGATGGGAACCGCTTTTGCAGGTCATGAAGAGTGTGACGGAATGACAAATGGAAAATTTTTATTTAGAGGACTTGCATCAGAAGGAATACAGTTAGATAAAGATACAGGGGAAAGGCCACCACTAAATGCTTTGCATATAGAAGGGGTCTCAGCTTATCTAGAAAATAAAGGCCCTGTAGAGTTGACTATTGCACAAATAATTAATAACGTTAAAAGCGGAATGTCCTATTGTGGGTCACCTACGCTAAAATCTTTCAGAGAGGACTGTAGATTTATTAAAGTATCTCCACAGTCGCTGAGAGAATCTGGAAGCAGAATATAAAGGAGAATAAAATGGCAGCAAAAGGAAGCTTAGAAGCAATCATTGAGGTTGCAAAAAAGGAAATTGGAACTATTGAAGGTCCAAAAGATAATGAAACAAAGTACGGTGCATGGATGAAGGTAAACTTTCAGCCATGGTGTCAATCTTTTGTTTCTTGGTGTGCTTACACAGCAGGGGTAGCAAAATTCCCAAAGTCTGCATCAACAGTAGCAGCATCAGATCAGTTTAAAAAGGAAGGCCGTTGGTCAGATGCACGTAATGACGATCCACAGCCAGGAGATTGGATTTATTTTGATTTTCCAGATGATGGAGTAAATCGTATTTCACATGTAGGTCTTTGCATTAAGAATAATGGCGATGGAACTATTCAGGTTATTGAAGGAAATACTTCAGGAACTGCTAAGGGAGATCAGCGCAATGGTGGAATGTGCGTAGAAAAAACACGTGGCTACGTAAAAAATAACAAGAAGAAGCTTATCAATGCAGTAGTTGGCTGGGGACGACCAGTTTATGCTGGAGAAGAAAATGCTCCACTTCTTAACAAATTAGCTGCACCAGCTCCAACAGAACCAGCAAAGAAGGCTGCTCCTGCAAAAAAAGCACCTGCTAAGAAGGCTAAGTAGTGTACGAGTACTACGTAAGAAAAGTAGAAGGTATAGTCGATGGGGACACAATTGATGTCCTCATCGATCTAGGCTTTGATATACTGTTTGCATCAAGGGTTAGACTGGCTGGGATAGATACTCCAGAATCAAGAACAAAAGATCTTGTTGAAAAAAAACTGGGGCTAGAATCTAAAGAATACCTAAAGTATAAACTAAAAGATGCAAAGTCTGTTAAGATAAAAACAGAAAAGATGGACTCGTCAGAAAAGTATGGAAGAATACTTGGTTGGATATTTATTGACGATCAAGAAATTTCTATTAACGAGCAAATGATTTCAGACGGATATGCCTGGTCTTACCTTGGTGATACAAAAGTAAAGGATTTTGAAGCACTTGCTAAAGCAAGATTAAAGTCTAAAAAATAACTTGCAGTTTTAGTCACCTAAATGCTATAATAGATTAGTACCTGCCAAATGGGGGTACTAATTTAACTCGCTTAAAAGGAGCATAAAATGGTAACACAATTTGCAATGGATCTTTTCAAGGATCCATTTTTTATTGGTTTCAACCGAGAGTTGGAACGATTTAACAGTCTAAGTAAGGTAAATAATACAGCTTTTCCGCCGTATGACTTACTGAAGTTAGATGAGGATAACTATCAACTGTCTTTGGCAGTTGCTGGATTTACAAGAGATGATTTAACTGTATCTATTGAAGATGGAAGTCTTTGGATTACAGGTGAAATCAAAGAGGTAATTGACGCAGAGGTTGTTCATAAAGGAATAGCTGCACGTAAGTTTACAAGAATCTTTGAGCTTAGTGAATACATGGAAGTATCTAATGTCGAGCTAAAGGATGGAATGCTACACATTAATGTAGTAAGAAACATCCCAAAAGAAAAGCAACCAAAAGTCCTAAAAATTAAATAACATTCTGTACGTCGGTGGACATCGGGATATGTAGGAAGCGTACAGTCTGCACCTGAGCATGTGTTTAAAAGGCTCACTAACTAAGGAGTATTATGATTATTCAGATTATTGGGCTACCAGGCTCAGGCAAAACAGAACTAGCAAAAGCACTAAAAGAGCGTATTAATGCAATACATCTTAATGCTGATGAAGTAAGAGCTACAGTAAACTCTGACTTAGGATTTACTCCAGATGACAGACTAGAGCAGTCAAGACGAATGGGCGAGATGGCACGTCTAATTTCTAAGCAAGGTGTGGCGCCAGTCATTGTTGACTTTGTGTGCCCAACCGAACTTACACGTGCAGCATTTGGCAAGCCAGATATCCTTATCTTTATGGATACAATTGAAGAGGGAAGATTTGAAGATACCAATAAGATGTTTCAAAAGCCAACTAAGATTGACTGGATGTTTGTAAATCACAGGCTAGATCCAAATGAAAAGGCTTCTGTAATAATTGAAGAATTTAAGTTACCCGATTGGTCTGCTCCTACCACATTGATGCTTGGTCGCTATCAGCCATGGCACGAAGGCCACCACGCCCTTTACAAAGAGGCGGGGAAAAGAACAGAACAAGTCCTGCTCGGCGTACGTAACACATATAACACAAGTGAAAAGGATCCACTTAAGTTTGATCAGGTAAAAGAATATATTGCCAAGGATGAATTTATGGACGGAGCATTAGTATTAAGATTACCTAACATCACTAACATTGTATATGGTCGTGATGTAGGATACAAAATTGAGCAAGTAGATTTGGGGGCAGACATTCATGCTATTAGCGCTACGCAAAAACGTAAAGAGATGGGTCTCTAAAATAAAAGAAGTTTTGTCATGGCTGGCTTTAGGAGCAGGGCAATGAATGTAACTAAACAAAGATCAGCACTAAAGGCAATCACTTGGCGCATAATTGGAACTGCAGATACTTTTGTGTTGTCATACTTTATAACACATAAGGCAATTACTGCTGCATCAATTGCAGGGTTTGAAGTACTAACAAAAACAATACTTTATTACTTTCATGAGCGTGGCTGGAATAAAGTTAAATGGGGCAGAATGTAATGCCAGTATACGAATACAAGTGTTCATATGATGATGCACATGCCACAATGTCAGTACACAGATCAATTAAAGAGAATGACCCAGGATACACATGCGTAGAATGCGAGTCGGATATGACAAGATTCTTTACGCCATTTGGTATTCAGTTTAAAGGTAATGGCTTTTATAAAACAGATAATCCTAAGTAGTTTAAACTAACATTCTGCTATAATTACTAAGTAAGCAAAAATATTGCATTACTTAGGAGATACCTAGTTGACTAGAAAGTTACAGTATTTTTTAACCAGCCTTTTTATAATCGGCTGGCTTTTCCTTTTTGGACCCAGTGTTGCTTATGGTGATGAAGTACCAGCACCTGCAGAGCAGGTAGTTGTAAGTCCTGCACAACAAGCGGTTAACACAGCACTCGCTACAGCAACTACAGAAGTTATACAAGCTGTAGCGGCATCAGATACAGCAACTGTAACAATAGCAACAGCGGTTCAGGCTGTATCAGCATCTAATACTGCTGTAGCAGCAGCAAATACAGCAGTTACAGCAGCAACCACTGCGGTTGCAGAAGTATCAAATGTGTCCACGGCGGTAGAGACAGCAACAGCAGTTACTCAGACAGTTACTCAAACCGTGACTAGCGTAACTCAGGCAGTAGCAGCAATCCCAGTAAGCGCTACAACACAAACACCAGAAGTTGTGGCAGCTCAAGCAGTAGTATCAGCAGCAGTCCCTGTAATTGAATCAGCAACAGCCACGGTTATAGCCACAGCAACTCCATTAATGACAGAAACGCCAACTACGGTTACTCAAGTAGCAACTGCAATTGCGGTAGAAGTTGCACAATCAGAAACAGCAAACACTTTAATTCAAGCAGCTCAAACATCTATAGATACAGCCACAGCTACAGTTGCAACTGCAACCACGGCGGTAGCAGCAGTAACACCTGCACGGACAGAGGCTCAAACACAATTAACTCAAGCAAATGTAGCGATTAATAATGCACAAGATGCAGTAAACGCACTTGCAGCAACAATTGGAACAACAACAAATGTATTAGCAAATACAGATGATGCTGGAATTAGAATGAACCTTCCATTTAATTTACAAATGGGTGGGGTTACATATAACAATGTTTATGTAAGCTCAAATGCCACTATTACTTTTGGTGTTAATGAGGGACAAAACTATTACTCTACTCCCAACGCCCCTTCCATTTCTATAGCAGGGTATGATTGGACTACATGGAGCAATGGATCTGGAGTAACTTATTCAACA